GTGCTACGTAACGGTCCTAGTGCGCAAGAGGTTTACCGTCGCCCGTTTGTGGAGCTCTATACCGATTTGTCGTCTAACCAACTGTTACGTACCGCTGTGGAGCGTGGCGCAGCTAGAGCGGCGTCTATCGCTGAGACAGACATACAGCTCGCTAGCCGGCAGGCTGGTCTAAAGCAACGGCAGGGCAATAACAATATAGTCGGTTACCGGCGTGTGCTCACGGGCGCGGAAAACTGCGCACTCTGCGCTATCGCGTCCACACAGCGCTACACGCGGAATAATCTAAAGCCTATTCACCCCGGTTGTGACTGTGGCGAGGAGCCTATATATGGCGACTTTGACCCCGGTCAGGTTATCGACCAGGGCGGTCTAGACAGTATCCACGAGGCTTTACAAACACAGCTAGGCGTAACCGATTACCAGGCACGCGACGCCCAGATAGGCAAGCTCGTCCAGTACGAGGACAACGTGCGCCTAGCAGACTTTACAGAAATTATCGCTACGCGAGAGCATGGCGAGTACGGGCCCACTTTGACCTGGCGCGACCAGGCTTTTACAGGCCCTAACGATATTTAAGTTTCCGACCACCCTGGTCGGTTAAATGGCTCGAGACGAGTCGTATCTATTCCGAGACGGAAAGGTAACCCCTATGTCGCAAGACGAAACAGTAACAGAAAACGCCGTAGACGAGACGCCAGTAGACACTGAGACAGTGGAGACCAGCGAGGACTCTATGGAATTGCCAGACGACCACCCGTTAGTCAAGACTTTAGCTAAGCAACGGGCCGAGCTGAAAGAGTTACGAAAGACGTATACGCAAGCCTCTAAAGAGCTTGACGAGGTACGTAAGTCGCAGCTCTCAGACACAGAGCGGCTAGTGGAGCAGACTAAAGAGGACACACGTAGAGCGGTCCGTTTGGAGTTCGCCGAGAAATTGGTAGAGGCTGAGCTAAAGACAGCGCTTAAGGGTAGAGCCCTTGAGGGTGACGCTATTCTTACGTTCGATAAAGGCCGTTTTATTGACGACTCTGGCGACATTGACACCGACGCTATTGCGACGTGGGTGGAGACTCACAGTACACACCCCGAGGCACCTAAACCCGATCTAGGGCAAGGTTCGAGGGGTAATAAAAATTCGCTCGCTCAAATTCGCAGCCGAGACGAGTTAACCGGTATGACCCCAGCGGAAATCTTGCAGGCCCGTAAAGACGGCCGGCTCGACGGACTGCTGGGGAAATCATAAACAAGAAAGGACCACTACGCCCACGATCGCAGACTACAGCGCGACTCGTACTATCACCGCCGAGGCTTTGGCTGACACCGAGGTAGTCCTGGACATTGACCAGGAAAAGGCGTTCTCTGTAAACGTTGACGACGTCGACCGTGTCCAGGCTAGCTCTGAGTTCGCCCCCTGGGTTGACTCTGCTGGTCGCGCACTGGCCGAGGACGCAGAGACCTACCTGCTCAACGACATTATGCTCGTAGGCGCTAGCAACTCTAACCCTACCGACATTGTCGTTAACTCTGCTGAGACCGCTCTTACCGCTGTGCGCACTATGCGTACCGATATGGGTAAGGCTAAGGTTCCCGCAGCCGGCCGTTACCTGGTCGTCTCCCCCGACTTTGCCGATTTCCTCATTCAGGGACTCGACGACGTCTCGGTGGCCGGTCAGGACAGCGAACTGCGTAACGGTGTTATTGGTCGTCTCTACGGCTTTACCGTTCTCGAGTCCGCTCTGATTGACTACGACGGTAACACCACTGGAGCGTTTGCCTACCACGAGTCTATGGTGGCTTTCGTTAACCAAATTCAGTCGCTCGAGTCACTGCGTAACCCCACTAAGTTCGCTGACATTGTCCGCGGTCTTAACGTGTACGGTGCTAAGGTGCTCAAGTCCGACGCTGTTTACCGTTACTTTACTGGCTAATACCAGTAGGTAATTGCTACGGGTGGGTGGCCTACGGGCCACCCACTCTACGCCGCGCAAGCTTTTACACGAGAGGCTAAAAATTGGCTCTAGCGACTATTGCCGACGTCGAGGCACGTATAGGTCGGTCTTTGACTGCTGGCGAGACAGGGCAGGCTACCGCGTGGCTTGCAGACGCGTCCGCTATGTTTGTCCAGCGTGCCGTCCAAAAATTCGAGGTGTCCGAGTCTACGGTTAGACTTTTCCCTCGCGACGGTGTGGTGCGTCTCGTGCAACGCCCAGTAATCGAGATTAGCTCGGTTACCGACATTGACGGGGTCGAGCTCGACTACACGTACGACGGTTTCCAGTCTATCTACGAGCTGGGTAGCTATAGCCCGGTTATCGTGACTTACGAGCACGGATCGGACGAAATCCCGGCCGACGTTATTGCCGTTGTCGCCGGTATGGTCGTGCGTACTTTGCTTATCCCCGACGACGCCGCGGCTGGTATCCAGCAGCAGGCGGTAGGCCCATTCTCTCAGTCGTACGCGACGTGGGCCGTTGGTCGCCAGGTGCTTATGAGCCCTGCCGACATTGAGGTAGCTAATCACTACCGCGAAAAAACTTTTAGGTCCGCGTCGACGATTGGAAACGGTAACTATGGAGTCTATTACCCAAACCCGACGAAATTCGACCTCGGTCGATAGTTACGGGCAACCGGTATACACCACCACTACGTCGACCGTTAACGCTATTGTTTCCGCTCGAGTATCTGGTACCAATTTTGACGCCGACCAGATTGTGCTCACCGACGGGCTAACTATCTATTTACCGTCTGGGCACGACGTCCAAGACGACGACACTTTTACTATTCGAGGCAAGACCTACGAAATCGACGGCGAGGCGTTCGACTGGCGCGACGGGCTCGGATCGTGGTCACCCGGCACGGTTGTAAACCTACAGAGGCAAATAGACCGTGGCTAGTAAAATACCTGGCGGTGGTGGCGAGGTAAAACTAAATTTTAAAGGTATGGGCGAGCTCTTACGTTCGCAAGCTATCGCAAGCGAGCTACGTGGCCGTATGCGTCGCGTCCAAGCCGCTCTACCTGGTAGCGAGCTTGAGGTGCTTACCCGTGGCCGTCGTGCCCGAGCTAAGGTTATCCGAGGCTCGGACTTTGACGAGGCTAACACTGGAGACCTCGCACGCGCTCTAGACCTGTCTGGCGGTGAGCGCGGTTACAAAGTCAAGACTAATAAACCCCGACGAGCGAGGTCGAGCTAATGGCTAATGCAGTTATTTTTAGCGACATTATGGCGCACCTTGTAAGTCGTGTAAGCGCAGCACTCACAGCCGAGGGCTTTACGAGTACACGCGTAGGTATCCTTGCCGACGATACAAGCTCGCAAGTAATTTTACGCCGAGACGGCGGCACCCGACGATCTAAAACGATTATGACGGACAGTATTGGCGTTAACGTATACGAGACGTCCTACGCTAACGCGGAAACTTTGGCCCGTACTGTAATGGCGGTTTTCGACGACCTACCCGACGGTAACCCTATTGTCGACGTGGTCCCAGAGAGCTCTATTCAGGACGTGACCGACCTAAAGGCCCAGCGCAGATTTATGCGTTTTGCCGTTGACCATAGAGGTACCAACCTCTAACAGAAATGGAGTAAATATAAAAATATAATGGCTTTAGACTCTGACAACGTAAGAGTAGCCGTTACCGGTGCGGTTTATGTCGCACCGACTGGCACAGCAGCACCCAGCTACAGCGACGACTCGCTAGACGCCGCTTTTCAGGACCTCGGATATGTAAGCGCCGACGGTATTAGCGAGAGTATGGACAAGTCCACTACTCAGATCCGCTCGTGGCAAGACGGTAGCCTCGTTCGAGAGATTATCTCGGAGGGTACCTACTCGGTATCGCTTACGTTTATCGAAACTAACGAGGACGTCGTAAACCTCTACTACGGTGGCACTGTTACCGTCGGTGGATCGCTCGACATTGACCCTCGCTCGTCCGGTGGCCGTAAGTCGTTTGTTATCGACGTTATCGACGGTACCAATATTGAGCGTACTTATATTGCAGCCGGTGAGATTACCTCGGTGGGCGAGCGCACGCTGGCCTCGGGTGAGGCTATCGGCTACGAGGTGACTATTACCGCATACGCAGACGCGTCCGAGGTTGTGGCTACCAAGCTGTTTAGCGCTTTCGGTTCAGTCGAGCCGTAGCAGTTGTGCCCTCTAGGTTTCTTGCGGCGGCCTAGAGGGTCTAAACGTGGTGGGGAGTGTCTGCCACCCCCGACGCTCCCCACCTGCCGCTACACTAATATCTACGAAAGGTATAGCCGCTATGAGTTACGTAATCGAGCACAAAGGTAAAAAGGTCGAGCTACCAGCGTTTGGCGAAATGCCCGTTGGAATTCTGCGCAAGGCGCGACACGAGACCGAGCAAGAGCAAACCTGGTATATCCTCGAAAATGTCCTATCGCCAAAAGACTTGGCCGTATTGGACGCTCTACCGTTGTCCGAGTTTTCTAAGCATATGAAAGCTTGGACGGGTGGCGTAGCACTGGGGGAATAGTTGCGGTCCTCGCCCTAGTCGAGGACCATAAAGCCGCTTTTGTTTATGACTTTAGGCAACGTTTCGGACTAGGACTAAGAGACCTTGGGACTACTGTGCCCTGGGTCGAGGTTGTGTACCTAGTAGCAGTATTGCTACGCGATCCGTCGTCGTGGCTACAGGTGAGCTACAACGGTTGGCACCACCCCGTCTCGTACGAGTGGGCTGTGCACGCCGCCACCTACGACCTACTCGCACAGGTCCACTCGAAACGTAAACCCAAACCGTACCCTCGCCCGTGGCCGACGAGTACTAATACTCGCAAAGGCACGCCCAGAGCGGACGGCCGAGAAATTCTACAGCGTGCACGAAATGGAGGCCTTAAGTGGCAGAGCAGGCCTACGCCTATGTAACACTTATACCCGTTGCTAAAGGTTTCCAGCAGGC